TTGAGACTAGACAGCTGCGCGGTGGTGTATGGCGTCGCAATCTCGTAAGCCACGTTGGCGACGCCGGCAGATGTGTAGGTCGAGTAGTCTCTCGAATCCACACCAGACAACTGAAACGTATGGGTCGTCACGCCTGCAACTTTAAACGTGCGGCCGTTGAGCTGGGTCATGCCGGCCACTGATGAGATCACCACATGGTCGTCGTTCGAGTAGCCGTGCGAGGTTGCAGTCACGACCGCCGGGTTGGCCTTGGTGACACCGGAGATGGTCTTGTTGCCTTCGACGACGCGACCGCCGTCCTTGTAAACCCGCATGTAGAGGTTGCCGAACTCCAGCACATAGGCTTGCGTCGTCGAGAACTCGAACGGGATGAGCCGTGTAACTGCCGATGAATCTTTGAGTTCACCGATGAACTCCGTACCTGGCCGGCGGGTAACGCCTCCATGGGGGTGGACGATGAAGTTCTCCAGCGTCTCCGCAGCGGTAGTGTATTTAGCCAGATCCGTGCGGCCGTGCAGGCGCGGAGAAAACTCCCCAGCGGTCCAGGCAACAAAGGCAGGTGACGCCTGCGCCATGTTTAGAACCTCGCCGCCGTATAGGTGTCCGCGATGATGGCATCAGGGTAGCCCTCGGTGGCGTCAATGAACCGGGCTTCCTTGAGCTTCTCCTCGTACAGCGTGAACATGTCTCTCGCGAAGGAGCTGGACCCGATCAGCGGGTAGGCAATATCTGAAGCCAGCCGTGCGGCGATCGTCTCCACCAGGCCGATGTCCCATTGCGTCGGGTCAGTCAGCCGCCCGATGTATCTGATGTAAAGGGTGCCCTCGTCGGTTAACAAATAACGGTTAGCCTCAACCTGGTAGTCGGTGTCGAGCCGCTCAAGGTCGCCGTCGTCGCTTACGGACAGCACACGCAGGCAGTACGGATCGGTGGGCAACGTATAGCGGTAAGCGTATTTATAGGTCGGCGCGGTGGCGTCCTGCGCCAGCAGCTTGCGGGTGATCAGGCAATTCCAGGGGTGCGCTCGGAAAGTGTTGTCGCGAACGAACTCGTAGCGTTGATTGCACACCCGTGCGGCCTTCGAATCTTCGGTGAGCGAGGTGATATTGTTGGCACCCACCAGGTTTAATGCCGAGTTGCAAATGTCAACTGCTGAGGTCATGGGCCTGCCTTATAAAGAGAGGCGGGGAGCTGCCTGGTGTTGGCGCACAGACAGCTCCCCTAGTTAGCTACTTGACCGCCCAGATCAGCGACAGCGTGATGTCCGCCGCGATCGTGAGCGCCGCATCGAGGACCGACACCTTAACGTCGATCAGACCCTGCGGGTCTTCCGTGACGCTGGCGATGTAGTCCCAGACCGGCAGGCCAGAGTTGGCGTGGTCAGTGAGGACAGATGCCGAACCAGCCGATGTAACATCATGGCCGGCAGACAAGGCATCTACGTCATCCGTGAACGACTGCTCTGAGCTGTTGGTTTTGAACAATCCGATATCCAGAGTGGGCGAACCTGACGAGGCCAGGTCATCCCAGTAGAGAGTGGATTGCGGGAGGATGATAGCGTGCGACGGGATACGCGCGAGCGTGTAGGTCGACGTTGCTGAATCATCCGCGTTGGTGGTTATGGTATCCACTGTGGTGCGCATACGCCCGTAGTGTAGACCCGCGTTGGGGAGTGATACAGGCGTGGTATTAGCCAGGCCGGTCATCACTCGACTTCCGTATAGATTTACGACAGCCATTAGGACTTCCTTCCTTTAAGAAAACGGGGGAGCCGTTAAGCTCCCCCCAGTTGCGGTGGTGGTGTGGTTACTCGTTACTCGTTACAAGCGATCTCGACGACCTTGACCTCTTCCATGCGTGTGCCGCCCAAAGTCATGGAGCAGTACACTTGGGTCGAGTAAGACTTGTCTGCACGCTCATCGATCCGGCTGGACATATCCTTGCCGATCGCCAACGTGAAGCCGTCTTGCGCCCAGGCAACAACCTGCCGGGACGTGCCGTCATCAGTTAAGCGATTGGTCACGATGAACTCGAAGCCGACGAAGGAGTTGATCTCACCCTGTGCTAGTGCCTTTACGGTATTGAAATCACTAGATGTCACAGTGGTGTTGTTCAACAGGTCTTCGATTTGCTCAGGAGCGACCGCGATCCAGCGCTTGATGCTGGGGTCCACGTCCGCCTCGTCGAGGATCTTCTTGGCGCTGATCAGCTTGGCAATAGTCAAGCCGGCAGAACCGTGAACGATCTTCTGAGCAGATGGCAACGCCGTGCTGGTCGTACCAGACGAGCCAGTAGATGACGTGCCGATAATCGCCGCGATGACTACATCGTCCATCGCCCTGCCCATCGCAGAGGCTGCTGCTTGAGCATACGTCGATGTCGGATCTGCCAACATGCGGATCTTGTCCTGATCGTCAATTAGATCAGCCCACTCATAATCGTCCATGACGACCATTCTGCGGGAGTGTGGTGTATCCCTTACCAGCTACGGGTTTCCCCGCCGACTTGCGTCGTTTGTGGCCTGGACTTTCTCTTAACCGTCGCCTGCCGCGTTACGGTTCCGGCCGTCAAGTCTCTACACGTTCGCCTTGCGGCGCTTCGCTCGGGATTACCATTTTACAGGCTTCCCCGAATTTGACCGGGTTTCGGCGGATGGTTTCCCACCCGCTAGGCAGATATCAAACTACCAAGGGAGTGTCGGCATGTCTTGAGCTGCGTTTTACAGCTGCAGTCGAACCGACTTGGTCGAAAAAGGCCTTCTCGCCAGTTACCGACTCAACGCGTACGGCTTTACGAAACCGTGAACCTTTCTGCTGCGAGAGCAGAGCGATGTTCGCATTGAATTGCTGGACAAAGGCCGTCGTTACTTGAGTGCTCATGGTTAAAAACTCCAAGCAATAACGGTGCTCAGAGGGCTATCCGCATGATTGCGGACCTTCCTGTCATTTCGGTTGACTAGACCGCTGGGCTTTCCCGGCTGTCAGCAGGACGCGTGAGCGCTACCCTGGCGTTCTTGGCGTGTCCGCTGGACCCTTACGGGCTACCCAGCATCGATGCCCACACAATCACGACGCCACGTCGGTGCCGTGGATATATTCGTTTAGCTTTAAAGACTCGGCGACAGCGGCGGCATGGCCGGGATGCGTTGAATCCCAGTATGGACCGCCCTGTACCTGTATCGTGTTCAGCTCGCGCTGCGCGTCTGCCGGGGTCATGGCATCGCCGCCGGTCTTGGCGCCACGGAGGGTATCCTCGCCCAGCCTGCCCTGCATGAAGTCGCCGATGTTGACGAGCGTGCGCACCAGGGTCGGGTTGGACGCCAGCTGCGTCCCGTCTTCGAGCTTTAGACCCAGCAGCTCCTCGCCGCCGTACTGGTTAAGCACAGCCTTTGCCGTGTCGATCTTGGTATCAAACGCCTTGCCGTATTCCCTTTGTAGGGAGCGGACGCCTTCTTGTTCCTTGGCCTCGGCGGCGATCGCCAGCTCATCGGGCGACTGCTCGACCTCGCCGGCCATGATATTATATCTGTCGGCAAGCTCCTGTGCCTGCCTGGGCGTCATCCCGATCTTATGCGCCGTACCCTTGAACCAGTCGACCAGCTGGGGGTTGGCTTCCAAACCCTCTGGCACGTTGTTCATTTGCAGGTCGTAACCTTCAGGAGATTCCGGCCTACCTAGCTTGTCGTAAACCTGGGTCCATTCCTCGTCGGTCGAGTGCTCGGTTGGCACTGCGATCTTGTCGAGGCCGACCATGCGTTGCGCCGAGATGTAGGACCGCCCCATTGACTCCACCGATGGCTGGTTGGCGATCGACGGGTCCATGCGGAGATCCTCGGGCAGGGATGATTTCCAATCCTGGGTGACTTGTGCGGCAGGCTCGCCAGACGCTTGCTCGGGAGCAGGCGCTATCTCTTGTGCCATTGCTACGTCAGACATGTTCTATTCTTCCTCATCTATTGCAGTGGTTGGTAACTTCCTGTTGTCGTCTGCGGACAGCATGTCCTCGATGAACAGCACGACCTGGCGCTGGCCTTCGTTGAAAAAGGTTTCGTTGGCATTGGCCGAAAACGTAGAGGTATGCGCGTGGCAGCGTCGTCGCAGATCTGCCAGGACACGCCGGCCGTCGTCAGTGTCGAAGACAAATTTGTATGCAGCCTTGAGCTGCTCTAGATCCTCTGGCGTCACTGTTGCCCCATGTCTCCGACTGCCTTCAGCGCCGGCGCGGCGGCGCCAGCAGACTCAGCGGCCTGTTGCATCTGGGCCATCTCCGCCTGTTGTGCCTCGGCTTCCTGGCGCTCCTCGCGGATCGTCATTACCTCGCGCTCCGATCGCAGAACCGATGCCGGCACGCCGACCGTCCGCGCGACAAACTTAACCAGGCCGTCCATATCAACGTAGTCGAAGATCCCCGGGTCGATCTGGGCCAGCGGGTTGAGGATCTCGAACATCCTCAGCGTGCTGTCGATCTCACCCTGGCGCTGAGCCTTGGCCAGCGGCGAGACGTATTCGATCTCGATGTTGCCGGTCTGCATGTATTCGGGCGCTGCATCGAACAGCCGCAGCTCGGCCATCAGGTTGAACGATCGCTGGATCAGGGGTTGTAAAAGCTCAGACTGTAGCCTGCCCAACACCGGGCCGAGCAGGCGCATGCGTGATTCGTTGCGAGCAATCACTTCCGTCGCCGTCATATTGGGCGAGTCGCGCAGCTGTAATTGATCCACATAGAAGGCCTGCTTGATCGCTTCCCGTCGTTGGTCTTCGATCTGCAGCCCGAGCGGCGTCGCCTGCGCAGTTACGAGAGGCTCGATACGGTCCCGGGTGCCGGAACGGTAGAAGTTCAGCCCACCAGGCGTGACGCGGATAGGCAGGATAAACCCATCGTCAGGCACCAACAAAGGCGGGTCGACCATTTTCTGTGCCGCCTTGATCGTGGTGCGCGACATCTCCATCAGCATCTTGGTATCTGCGAGAGCCGTCATCGACGGCGATCTTCCGTACCCCACCTCGAACGACGACTTGAGATACCTGGGGCAGGTATAGGGATTTTCCTTGAAGCCGCCTTCGGAGATCTTCCACTTGTTCTCGGCGTCGACGTAACAGGACGACCAGGGCATGTTGTATTTATCAGGAATGCCGGGGTCATAGGCATCACGAGGCATTACGAAATGTAACAGATCGATAAGCCTTAGCGGATCTTCCTCGATTTGCTTCCACAACACCGGGCCAACGTCTTCGCCGAACATGTTGCGAGCGTCCCGGCCGGGGATCTTGTAGGCGCGGATCACGGTGTCGACGCGGCCATGCTCGTCCTCCGAGAGGTAGCATTCCGCGATGTGCCGTGTCTGGAACCTCAATACAGTCTTGGCGTCGGATTCGATGAACATCACCGCCGTGCCAAAGGTGACCAGGTCGGTATACAGCTCGTGGATCTGTTCCTGAAAATTCGACTTCGCAAAAGCGTCGTACATGTCGTTCTGCGCGGTTTCCAGCCATTCCTTGGCCATGTCGTCGGAATCGAGCACTGGGTCTGCAAAGCGCAGGGAGAACCAGGGTGTCGATGCAGAAGTCAGCATCCCATGGAGCGAAGCGGCGAGCAGCTCGGCGGCGTGTATGGCGGTGCCGTCGAAGATCAGGTCAGTGCGTTTATCGCCGGAGGAGCGCTGCTTGGTGATGTCGGCCTTGCGGGGCACCATGTAGTCGCCCAGCTCCTGCCAGTGCATCTCCCAAACGGAGCGCTGGGACTTGAGCGTGTCGTAACGGCGCAGTAGGTCGACGATTTGCTTGCGGGTGGCTTCGTCCTGTTGTTCGTCCATCGGCCTATCCACCTAGCTTCGTTTTCTTGGTCAGCGCCTCGGTCGCGGAGAGCTGCTGCGGCGCGCGCCTAAACGGCCGGCGACCCTTGGTGCCAAACACCGCACCCGTAGACGCGGCACCGGCCTGGGCGTCCGTTCCATACACGGGCGGTTGCGGCTCGACCTTTTGTACCTTGGGCGCTGCCGGCGTCGATGGTGCCGGGACGGTTGGAGGTTGCGGTCCACCGGGCGCGGGTTGCGACCCACCAGAAGCGGGTCTGGGTGCGGGTGCCGGCGCAGGTGCCGGTGCAGGGCGCGCGATCGGCACGAGTGACCAGATGGGCACTTCACGGGTGTCGTAGGTTCTCTTGCCTATCCGTCCGCCGACCTCGTCATACTGCACCTCTCGTGCAGATTCGTATTCGTATTCTTCCTTGCTCGCATCCCGAAAGTCGTAGCCACCGGGGCCGATGTCCTTATCCGCAATCTGGTACGTCGTGCCAGTCTGCTCATATCGGTAGCCTTCGGGTATCTTGGGTGCACGCTTACCCATCAGGTCATCAAGCCTTTTTTCTTCACCAGCGCCGGGTCAAGCAACCCTTGCGGCCCTGTCTTGCGGGTTTTGCGCCTGCCGGATTTACCAGCCAGCTCCCGCTCCTTTTTCCGCGCCGCGTCTTCGCTATCCAGGTAGGTGGACTTGGGCCTAACCGGCTCAGGCGGTGCCTGGACGACGGCTTGCTTTTCCTCTTCGCGGCGCTTCAACACCTCGGTCGGTGTCTGTGTTCCGGCAGGCTCGCCATAGGCCCTTGCAGGCGTGACCGGCGGTGGCGCTGGTACGGGAGCAGGAGGTGGAGGTGCGGCTGATCGTTTACCCATTGTTCTCTATCCTATCCTGACCAAGCTGTGTCGCCGGGGGTGCTGGTGCCTTCAGAAAGACCAAAGCCCGTAACATCGGGATCGCCCTCAGCTAACAGACCCTTGCCTCTTTTCTGTTTGCCTTTCGACTTTCGCTTGCGCACTGTCGTTGTCGGTTCAGGCTTCCCCGAGTTCTCATCGTACGGGAACTTTGTCGCGGGGGCCGGCTGTATAGCCGCTGCCGGTGCCGGTTGTATGGTCTGCGTCGCGGGTGCCGGTGCTGGTTCCGATGGGGCCAGGACAGGCTGCGGTGCAGGTGCTGGCGCAGGTGCAGGGGCCGGCGCAGGTTGTGCCCGGTTAGATGACGATTTGCCCATTGTTTTTCCTTAATCCTCGACTAACAAGCCCTTGTGGAATTTAGGTGTACCCGGCTTACGGCGCGGCCCAACTTGCGTTCCCGGCTTGCGCGGCCCGATCTGTGTCGTTGGTGCCGGTTGTATAACCTGTGCGGGTGCCGGCTTCATAATCGCGCCAGAGATCGGCTCGACCGCCGGCTTCTCGAACCCAGCCGCTTCCGTGGCTTGCGCAGTGATGGGGTCTACCGGCAGCAGTTTTTCTTTAGCCGACGATGATTTGCCCATACCTAGCCTCTATTCCGCCATATTGTCGCCGCATTCCAGCCACCTGCACTCCTCGCGCAGCATGCCGTAGATGCAGCCATCCTCGTTATCCGCGTAAAATTTCCGAACAGTACCCTCGTAGACCCAGCCCAGGCCTTCGACGACCCGGCGGCTGCGGCTGTTACTTGCCGCGATGACGCACGAGATCCGCTCGACGCCGAGCTGCACGAACGGGTAATCAAACAGCAGTGCTATCCGCGATCGGGTTAACACCTTGGGGTCATCACAGGCCGCGTGGTACTGCACGTCTCTGCCGCGAAATTCGTTAAACGCCCCGCCGTACAGTATCTTGCCATCAGAACGCCGGCGAAAGCCGATGCAGCGGCAGGGTTCCAGGCTCTCGGCATACGGTATGCGCTCGGTAATCCAGTTGGCGAGAACGTAGTCCAACGGCCCCATGTTCGGATCTTGCGTTGCATCCAGCATGACCTCGATGTCGGCTGTCTCGCCGTACGCCGGGGTCACGCCACGGCACCGCCTAGTATTTGATAGTCCATTTCTGCATAGGCTTGCGGCACGCCGCCGGCAAAGCGGTGATCATCCTCCAGGGCAACCGCCATGGTGCGGATCGCGTCGGCCCCGTGGCTCGACCAGTCATGCACAGGCGACATCCTGAACGACCTGGTGCGCTCGTTGTACGCACGATGATATTGCCGTAGTGCCTGCAGACCGTCGGCGCACAAGTCACGATCGAACCAACAGCGGGGCAGCATCATCGCCGTAGCGTGGATACCATCTTCGAGCGGTAACTTTCGAGCCACGCGGAAGTTGATGCCGAGATCTGCAGCAGTTTCAATGCGGGAACGACCAGTACCCAATTCACGCACCTGGATATCGTGCGGAGCGTAATGTCGACCGTATAGATAGCCACGATCATCAAGGACGCGTACATAGTGCGGAAGGCCTTCGTTACGGTTTTCGTAGTAGTC